TGCTAAATGATGTAAAACCATATCTCCAAGAAAAATAGCTACATGATTTAAAGTTGGGTGCATTATAGACATTAATAATACATCTCCCTTCTCTAATTTCTCATCACTTCTAAGTTCTCTGAATCCTGTCCTCCACGCATAGCTTTCAAACAAAGGATCATCTAAAAACTCCTGTGGTGTCATATTTCTTTCATAATCTTTCAATTCAATATTCTTTTCCTGTTTATACCAATCTCTGACAAGTGACCAACAATCAGTGACACCCCAAACCCACGGACGACCCAGTAAATCTGGAACGTAACCTTCTGGAATACATTCTCCCCATTCTTCTGTTTTTGGATTAACAATATGCCACGGAAGTTTACTATGTTCACAACTGATACGATCAGCCTGACTAGGTATAGGAGGTGTAGCTGGATGACTATGAACTACAGCTATAATCTCACCTGTCTTATCTGCATTTACATAATCTTCTGGATTTAGAATAAAATGCTGATGATCTGTAATAGCTAAATTTTCACAAGGAAAATATCTCTGCTTACCTCTTACATTAAGA